CCACTACTAGCTTGGCAACGTATGTATGTTGCATTGTTCGAACACCCAGGTATGAAGGATCTAAAAAATGTCACAATCGAAACCAACACTACGCAGTCTTTACACAATGACTTCATTAACTATCTCAACAATCAAGAACGAATTCAAGTTACTTTTAGTTGCTCACCAAAACTATCCGTTTCAGGCGAGTCTTGGGATGATGCTATTAAGCCTGATGTTGCTAGGCAGTATTCCCTTGTTAATGGTAGTGATATTTATTTTAAGTTTGTTGTTGCTGATAGAAGCGATGTCGATGAAGTTACTCGGGCTGTTCAGCAATACAGGGATTCCGGGTTGGAATGTCCAGTATATCTTATGCCAATGGGCGGACGCAGTGAAGAATATTCCCTCAACGTTAAAGAAGTGGCGGAACTCTGTATGGAAAGAGGATGGCGATTCACTCCCCGACTCCACATCAGCTTATTCGGAAATGCCTGGGGGACTTAATAAGGAAGATTTAGAAATACTCCAAGGCAAGAAGATTACACAAGAACAGTACGAAGCTATAAGGAAACAAATATGAAAAATTTTATTAAAAAAATAACAGGTATTACTGCTCGAGAAGAAGCACTTGAAGCAGAGGAAATACGTATCGTAGAAGAAGAAATGAGACTTCTTAAAAAGAAAGATCCAAAAGAACATGCTACACGCCGCAAAGAGCCTTGGGTAAATGTTATTGATGTTAAAGTTAATGAAGAGAATGTGCGTAATGGTTTCTTTGAACTCGACTGGAACGAATACTTTATCGCACAACTTATTCAAGCAGGATATGGTGTCGACAATGATCCTGAAGAAGAAATTGTAGATCGTTGGTTTAGAGACATTGTGTACAATATGCTTGAAGAGGAAGGACAGGATACTAATCGAGGTGCTGGTTATATTAATGTTGTTCCTATATCTAAAGGCAAGTCAGAAGTTAGTTGACAATCGTGTGCAAACATGTTATACTATATTTAAATTAACACAATACAAGGTAATACAATGAGCACATATGTATTAGTAGATACAGCAAATACTTTCTTTAGAGCTCGACACGTTGTACGTGGCGATATTGATACGAAAGCAGGTATGGCAATTCATATTACACTTAACAGTGTAAAAAAAGCATGGACTGACTTTAAAGCAGATCATGTTGTATTTTGCTTGGAAGGTCGTAGCTGGCGCAAAGACTACTACGAGCCTTACAAACGCAATCGACAAGTAGCACGTGATGCACTTACTCCTGCACAGCAAGAAGAAGACACTGTGTTTTGGGAGTTGTTTGACGAGTTTAAAGACTTTGTTAGCGAAAAGACTAACTGTACTGTTATGCAACATCCGCAACTAGAAGCAGATGATTTGATTGCAGGTTGGGTACAATCGCACCCTAATGACGATCACGTTATTGTTAGTACAGATGGTGACTTTGCACAACTTATTAGCCATCGTGTACGTCAGTACAATGGCGTTGCTAACATGACTATTACACACGAAGGTTACTTTGATGACAAAGGCAAGCCTGTAATCGACAAGAAAACTAAAGAGCCTAAAGCTGCGCCCGATCCTGCATTTATGTTGTTTGAGAAATGTATGCGTGGCGACACTAGTGATAACGTGTTTAGTGCTTATCCAGGTGTACGTACAAAAGGCACTAAGAATAAAGTTGGTCTAAATGAAGCATTTGAAGACAAGCAGTCTAAAGGCTTTAACTGGAACAACATGATGCTACAGCGTTGGACAGATCACAACGGTGACGAACATCGTGTGCTTGATGATTACAATCGCAATGTAGTATTATGTGATTTGACTGCACAACCTGCAGACATTAGAGAGATAATTAATAACACTATTGCAGAAGTAGAGCCTAAAGAAATTACACAAGTAGGCATGCGTCTTATGAAATTCTGTGCTAAGTGGGATATGCAACGTATTGCAGATCAAGCACAACAATATGCACAACCTTTACAAGCGAGGTACCCTAAATGACATTAAAAGCAAAACCAGTATTAAAAGATAAATTTTGGATTATCGAAAACGACGAACAACGCATTGGCACAATGTCGTGGAATGATGATAGGTATATGTTCTCTAGCAATAGAGAGACATGTTTCTTTGATAACAAACGAGAAATGAAGAAAAGATTTGGGACCGACATTGTTTGGACTACCTTAGGTAGTGAAAATAATAAAATAACTTTTAATCATGAAAATTGCACAGTACACGGTTATCCAACTAGTGTAATTCCGTTTAATACAATGTATGACGTAAAACGTAAACTTCCATTGTTTACAAAAAGTGATAAATCTAAGAGTGCGTATTGTGCCGGATATTATATTATTCAGTTTGACAAAGGCTGGGTTAAAAGTTTTTGCCCAAAACTAATTACTATCGAGCGTTATAACTTCAAAGGACCATTTAAGACTGAGATAGAAATGCGACAGGAGTTACGCCGTGCAAAAAATTGATCCATTAAACACCATTCCTTTACAGCAATTTTTAAATGCTGTAAAGGCAGCTGAACAAAGTCGGGCAAGAGAAGTTAAACTTGACATTGCAACAGCTAAAACATTAGCATTTACCTTAGGTGCTGTTATGAGTAGACTACATGGCGATCTTGAATTATTAGTTGCACAGTCTAAAAACAACGACGATGAAGTAATTCAAATTAATTTAGATGGCGGATCTAAGTTTTAAGTGCGTAGTTAATGTTTTAAAAAGATAAATATATGCGTAGTTAATTATAAGGATTACGCATATGAGTAGACCAAAGCCAACAGTTATATTAGAAAACATTAACAATAAGACCTATAAGAGCGAACAAGTACTCGAAGCTGAGGCAATATGGGCAGTGTTTTATCAAAGCAAGCCTTTTAATTTAAAAAGTGCAAACGCTCTTACAAACTATCCAGGACCTAAGTATAAGAAAGTTAGTTTTTCAAACCCGGGACACGCACACAATCTTGCTAAGAAATTAAACGATATGTTTAAATGTGACCATTTTTCTGTATATAAACTTACCAACGGCGAGTTAGTTACAGAAGAATGAACTGGAAAGAAGTATATACAAAGCTCTTTCTAAAAGAACTAGGCAAGAGCACCAATAATGTTACTATAGCAGAATACATGCCGATATGGTGGAAGAACAACCGAGATAAAGATTCTGGAGGCTTACGATTAACAGAAGCAGGTTTTGATGTATTAACTCTAATAGACTTGGCAACATATGACATACCATATCCAAGAGATGTACCATTATCTACTCAAGTAATCATACACCTTGATAAGTTCATTGACTGTCCTTACTACCTTACAAATAGAAGTATTGTAGTAACAAATGAAAAGAAAGCAGTCGAGCTTACGCTTTTCAGTGGCGATTTGCGTAAATATGGCTTAACAAAAGCAATTACCAGACAAAAAAATCCCTAACCTATTGATTTTTAACAAATTCTTTTTTTAAAAAACAGTTGACAAATGCTGTAGATATGCTATTATATATGTATAGTTTAAATAAATGCACTGATAGAAAGAGGAATACACTATGGATACCGCAACACGCACAGTTAGTCCAAACGGCGCAAAAGCAAGTATCAAGCATGCGCTTACAAAGAAACGTCCTATCTTCCTTTGGGGACCTCCAGGTATTGGTAAATCCGATATCGTAAAGCAGATCTGCGATAGCTTTACAAACTCGCACCTTATTGACATTCGCTTGAGTCTTTGGGAACCTACAGACATTAAAGGTATTCCTTACTTTGACAGCAACTCAGGCACAATGGTTTGGGGTGCTCCTAGCGAACTTCCAAGCGAAGAGTTTGCGGCACAGTACGATAACATTGTATTGTTCCTAGACGAAATGAACTCGGCAGCGCCTAGCGTACAAGCGGCAGCATACCAGTTGATTCTTAACCGTCGTGTTGGCACTTACAAATTGCCAGACAATGTTATGATTGTTGCGGCAGGTAACCGCGAAGCTGACAAAGGCGTAACATATCGTATGCCTGCTCCGTTGGCTAACCGCTTTATTCACTTGGAACTTGCTGTATCGTTTGATGATTGGTTTGGCTGGGCAGTCGACAATAACATTCATACTGATGTAGTAGGTTATTTGACTTTTGCAAAGAAAGACTTGTATGACTTTGATCCTAAAAGCTCATCGCGTTCTTTTGCAACACCGCGTTCTTGGTCATTTGTTAGCGAATTGCTAGAAGATGCCCTAGACGAAAACACCACTACAGATCTTGTAGCTGGTGCAGTAGGCGAAGGACTGGCTGTCAAATTTATGGCGCACCGTAAAGTTGCGTCTAGCATGCCTAACCCTACTGATATTTTAACAGGCAAAGTAAAAGAGCTGAAAACTAAAGAAATCAGTGCAATGTATTCCTTGACTGTTTCACTCTGCTACGAACTTAAAGAAGCCTGTGACAACGGCGATAAGAAGTTTGATGACAAAGTCAACAACTTCCTGCGCTTTTCGATGGATAATTTTGATACTGAGCTAGTTGTAATGGGTATTAAACTCGCACTAACACAGAATGCATTGCCCATTGATCCAGACGAAGTGGATTGCTTTGATGAATTCCACGATCGTTATGGCAAATATATTAAGGCTGCGAACCAGGCTTAATACAAAACGGACGGGTTCTTTTGAGCTCGTCCGTTCTTTTGATTTTAAATAAAGGTTGACATATATACTATAGATGCTATAATATATGTATAAGTTAACAAAAGGGTGACGACAATGGCTACTAAAGATACAGCAAGTAAACTAAAAAACTGGCAACCCGATCCTGATATTACACCCGAAGCATTAGAAATAATGCGTGTAGAAGTAATGGACCGTATTATTACTGCACGTATTGGATTGTTGCTGCGGCATCCGTTCTTTGGTAACATGGCTACACGTTTGCGTATTTTGGCAGCAGATGACTGGCTAGGTACTGCCGCTGTAGATGGTCGCAACCTGTATTACAACACACAGTTCTTTAATGCAATGAACAATAAAGAAATTGAGTTTGTTGTTGCACACGAAATCCTACACATGGTATTTGATCACTTAGGACGGCGTGATGACCGCAATCCTATGTTGTATAACATTAGTGCTGACTATATTGTAAACAATACACTAGTACGTGATCGTATTGGTACTATTCCAAGTATTGTAGATTGCTATCAAGACTTTAAATATGAAGGTTGGACTTCAGAAGAAGTCTATGATGAGCTGTTTGAAGAAGCTAAAAAGAACGGTGAAGAAGCACTCAAGCAACTTGGTGAAATGCTAGACGAGCACCTTGATATGGACGAAGGTGACGAAGGCGATTCACCTGGTGAAGAAGGTGAAGATGGCAACGGTAATGCTACAAGTAAATCTAAGCCTAAGTATAGCAAAGAAGAAATGAAACAGATCAAAGACGAGATCAAAGAGAATATGATTTCGGCGGCACAGACTGCTGGTGCTGGTAATGTTCCAGGTGCTGTTGCACGTATGATCAAAGAGCTTACTGAGCCTAAGATGAACTGGCGTGAAATTATCCGTCAGTCTGTACAAAGTTCTATTAGAAGTGACTATACGTTTAGCCGTCCAAGTCGTAAAGGTCAGATGAGCGGTGCTATTTTACCTAGTATGGACTTCCAAGACACTATTGATATTGCAGTTTGTATCGACATGAGTGGTTCGATTGGCGATGCTCAAGGCAAAGATTTCTTAGGCGAGATCAAAGGCATTATGGAAGAGTTTCCGGACTATAACATTAAGGTATGGTGCTTTGACACTCGAGTATACAACGAAGAAGACTTTGAAGCTAACGACGGCAAAGACTTGCTGGACTACCAATTAATGGGTGGCGGCGGCACTGACTTTATGGCTAACTGGACATATATGAAAGAACAAGATTACGTTCCTAAGAAACTTATTATGTTTACAGATGGTTATGCATGGGATAGCTGGGGTGATCCAGACTACTGTGATACAGTGTTTGTTATTCACTCAAACCGTGATAAGAATTTAGAAGGACCGTTTGGTACCTCGGTACATTACGATGCGGCTGCATGATAAAAAATAAAAACCCAAATCCGTTAAATGTATTTGAAGTGAGGCAAGTTAAATCGGCTCCGCCTCACTTCGAGTACGTTAATTTACCTATGAAATATAATTTAGAAGAAAGTTTAGTTAAGTGGATTAAACAAAATCTAAAGAACAGATTTTATGCTGGTAAAAATGTAACTCTTGATGAAGATAATAAGCTAATACAAGTACTAACTGTAGGGTTTGAAGAAACTAAAGATATGAGTTATTTCATGTTAGCTTGTCCACATTTAAAGTACAAATAAATAAACTGCGCATATATACTATAACAAGGAGATAATTATGAGCGAAGAAACTACTGTCGAAGCAACTGTAACCGAAGCACCAGCATCGACGCCCGAAGCACAGGGTCCTGATCTAACTGTACAAGATCTACAGGCACTTAAAAGCATTATTGATGTTGCTAGTCAACGTGGTGCATTTAAACCAAATGAAATGATGACTGTTGGTCAAACTTATAATAAATTAGAAACATTTTTAGCAGCAGTTGCACAACAACAGCCTGCACAAGGAGCATAATATGTTAAAGCACATAGGTCGTATAGCCAATAATAAAAGAAAAGTTATTGTTGCTTACAAAGTTTTACCTGGTGATCCCGATCACTGTGTAGTAGTAACAACTGAAAATTTAGAAGCAGGTGATCACGATACACTAATGCAGACTGTTGAATCGTCAACTGCTCAAGAAGCAGACGATTTTGCAACTGTTATGATGCGTACACAACTATCAGACGGTAGCAACATGCTTGCACGTTTCCACACAACTGGCAAGATGGTTAAGGTAAAAACTGCTGATGTTGAGATGACACCTAATAGAAATACGTCTATCCGACTAAATGAACTAAACGAAGTAATTGCACAGCAACGAGGTGTTACAGTTGCTGATTTAGCAGTTAAAGGTCCAGACGGCAAAACAAAACAGCCTGCTAGTGCAGATCCTGCAATTACAACTAGTGAGATGGCGGCAGACGGTGTTATTACAGATGAAGCACTTGCTAAAAAGTTTCGCAGTGATGCAGATCGGCTAAGCAAAGAAGCAGCCGAACTTCGTAGACAAGCTGAAGAATTAGTTCCAACTAAAAAGAAAGCATCTACAAAAAAGACTGCGCAAAGTGCCTAAAAACAAATTACCACCCGACGTAATACAACACTGGCCAGAAATATTTGAAGATGTTGAGATTCACGCTGTACCAATAGAGTACATCAGTAAAGTTTATGTTCATTTCCACGATGGAAAAATTTGGGAAATTGACATAGACAAGCAAGGTATTAGTAACAATACTGATGTAAATGATATCGAAAACAGTCTAGAAACATTTTTAACACAATATAATGATGATATCGATCATGTAGATTTTAGACTAAACACATCAAAAGTAGTTGACGATGTTAAAAAACGTACAAGATCTTTTATGAAGAAACGGAAATAGATCCTAGGTTATCTTTTATTTTGTATAAATACTAATAATAGATATTCTAGGAGTATACACAAATGGCATTACGTCTAAGACGCGGAATCGATGCAGAACGACTGCTAATGACACCTGTAGAGGGTGAATTAATCTACACCACCGACACTAAACTACTGTATGTAGGTGACGGTGTTACTGCTGGCGGAAAGCTTGTTACTGGAGCAGGTGGCGGTGGTTCTACAACATTAGATGCACTTACTGATACTGATTTAACTGGTGTAGAAAATAATCAAGTTCTAACTTACTTGTCCGGAACTAACAAGTGGGAACCAACTACGCTGCCAGGAGTTGGTGCACTTGCACTAAATGATTTAACTAACGTAAACACTGGTGGCGTAGCAACTTGGGATGTACTACAATATGACGGTGTTAACTTTGTTCCAAAAAGTATCGACGAAGCTTTAGCAACTGATATCGATGGCTCAATACAAATCAATACAGTAGGTATACATACAGGAAATGTAGTCGGTAGCGTAGACGGCGATGTAACAGGCAGCATATTTGGTGACGATAGTACACTAATAGTAGACGGTATAAACAATACCATTACTTCTAATCAAGTTAATACAAATCTACTTAATAGTCCGATCGATAGCCCGATTGTTTTGCAAAGTGTTGATAGAACTCCGGTGCGGATTTCAGCAATTACAGATGGCGAATTAGGTGGTTTCCCTTATACAGAGTATCTATCTAGTAAAGGAACATTTTTAAATCCAGAATCAGTAGCTGCAGGCGATATAGTAGGTGGTTGGAAGATAACTGGTTATGACACTGCCGCAGAGGCTGGCAAAATTTCATCTCTATGGATTTCGGCGTTTGAAGATGATGCAGTTGTAACAGATACTTATCCTAAATCTTCAGCAACTCTTCTTATTAGCAAAGGCGGCGATACATATAATCAATTTAAGTTTGGGTCAGAGGGCGAATTTAACGCACCGGGTGCTATTACTCCTGGCGTATTTGCTGATGCTGCTGCACGTGATGCAGCTATTACAACTCCGACAGCAGGTATGATGGTATTTGTAACTGACATTGCTAAGTTCCAAGGTAATACAGACGGTACTGTAACTGGGTGGGTAGACTTAAACTAATAAAAACGTCAATTAGTTTTTGGTTTTTGTATTACACTCATTTTACCATCTAGGATATTTGTTTAATTCTTCAAAAAACTTGTCTGGGAAAATTTCCCATACCGTTTGATCAGTGCCTCTATAAAATACATCTTTTATACGTTTCATTTGTCCTGTTTTTTCCATAGCAGGCGCAAATACTCTATGTACTATTTGCTGTGTACCTGCTTCGTTTTCATTAGAAGTTATAAATGCCCTAGCATCTTTAGGAAGC